TGCCGACAGCCATGCAACCTTGCGAGCGCATATCCAGGAACACATGGTGAGCCTCCAGAAAAAACAGATGGCTGCCGCACCTGGGGGCCAGCCAGGCACCCCAGGGGGCCAGCAAGGGCGAGGAATGCCAGGCCAGCCCCGGCAGGGGGCAATGCCTGGAAGGCTGCCCACGGGTACGCAATCGCCTCCTGGGGCCATTCCTGCCGATCAAATGAACCCAGCCGCGCGAGCTGCAAGACCACAGCGCGGCGGTTCAGCTTAGGAGGTAGTATGTTACGGTTAGTAACCTTAGCCCTAGTTCTTCTCTTCTCAACTTCGGTGGAAGCAAAGCACCACCATCGTCATGCCCACCATTACCATCACGTTCACCATCATGCTCATTACTTCACTCCCCCCGGACTTAACTTGGTGACTGTTCAAACTGCCGCTAACAAGCAGATCGTAGTTGCCCGCCATCTAGCTACTCGCTTCCAGTCTCTAATCGCCGATTTAACCTCTGCCGGTTATCGTCCCCGTTCTATCCATTGCTTCTCTCTTACTGGCCATGTTCGTCACTCTCTACACCATGTGGGTGCCGCTTGTGACTTTGATGGCTCTCTTAGCCGTTCCGCTTTTATGCGTTCCTCTATAGCTAACCGCATCATAGTTAAGAATCGCTTCCGCAACGGTTGTACTTTCTATAGTAGCGGGGTTAGGGACTGCGGCCATGTAGATGAAGGCTTCAACTATCATCGTCCCCATAGGAGGGCTCGCTAAATGGATGCTTCTACTATAGAACGTTTTGAAGAGAAGTCAATACCTGAGCCAAATAGCGGTTGTCATTTATGGATGGGTGCCGTGGATAAGGATGGGTATGGCCAGTTTCAACTACGAACACGAAAGACAGTAAAGGCTCACAGGTTTGCTTATGAACTTCACACAGGGGTAGCGCCAGGTAAGTTAAAAGTTTGTCATTCTTGTGATGTTACTTGTTGCGTTAACCCAAAGCATTTGTTCTTGGGCACAACTAATGACAACAATAAAGATATGGATAAGAAGGGTCGTAGTTATTATAAAGGAAAAGCGCTTATAACTCCAGTGCAAGCAAAAGAAATAAAAAAACTTTATCGTCGTCATTGTCGCACTGATAGGCTTGATGGTATAGAGTGGGCGGAAGAAGTAGCTAAACGATATGGTGTATCCAAAAGTTGTGTATGGCATATTTGGTTAGGTCATACTTGGGGGGAGGTCTAGCATGGTAAGCCTTCCACTTGAGCAGTTTATTGAATCCGAAGAGTGGGTAGGCAAAGAAGGCCGGCTTCCTGATGGCCGCTACAAGTCTACTTGGGACGCTATTGGCGGAGTTTGGAACATAGGACCAGGGCTCACTAATGGTGTTACTCGCGATACGGTAATGACCAAGGAGCAGATAGACCAGGCTTATGCAAAGGAACTAGGACCTTTTGAAGAAGGGGTGCGCAAGTATGTTAAGGTTCCTGTCACGAATAACCAGTTTACAGCTCTTGTTTCGTTCGCTTACAACGTGGGACTTTCTGACTTCCATAGCTCTACTCTTCTTCGTTTACTTAATTCTGGAGAGGCTAACGAAGTTCCCGCTCAACTAAAGCTATGGGTGCATGGCCGCGCTACGGGAAAGAAAGTAATTCCCGGCCTCGAAAACCGGCGCCGGGCTGAGTGTGAGATGTGGAACACGCCGGACGGACCCTCTATGCAGCCGCAAGATTATGTGCCACATTATGACCCAGCTTCCCCCGTACCCAAGGGTGCCGCAACTTTGGAGATGAAGATGAGTAGTCCTAGTACTATGGTAAACGTTCCGCTTAATGCCACTACCGCTATCATCAGCCAGCTCGGGCATAAAGTAGTTACTGCTACCCAAGGGGGACTTATCGCAATTATCGCCTATGTTTTTACACACTTTAATAGTGTGTGGGACTTACTTAGCTTGAACTCTTCTACTATATCCGTGTATGCTGCTACCGCTATAGTAGGTGGTATTGAGTGGTACAAGCATACATGGGTGCAGAACTCTAATGAAACAACAGCAGCTATCATAGATAGCTTGGAGGCTAAACTTAAGGAACTAGAGCATTGACGGGTGCTTTGCGGCTCCCCCGTCAAGGACCGGGCTGTTATTGAGTGCTAGTAGCTTAGGCTTCTTTCGTAGCTCTAACAGTCCGGTCCACTAACATAAAGGTAGTACCATGGTAGATGTACCTCGTTCAAGCATTGATCCCGTTAAGGTCATAACTGAGCATGACTTACTTAAGTGGGTGGGAACTGCTTTAACAGCCTTGATAGTGCCCCTTATGTTTTGGGTAGTTACTAGCCAGAGTTCTAGGTTAGACAGACTAGCTGAGGGGCTTAATCAATTACATGAGCAAGTTGCGGTTTTACAGGTTAAACTCAAGGTTCATTCCGAGCTTACAACTGCGGAGTTTGACGCTACCAAGTCGCAAATAAGAGCCGTAGGGGATAAAGTTCAAGGACTTAGGGAAGACGCGGGGAAGTTGCTTCAAGTTGTTAGTATAAAAGCTGCAAAAGGTAAAAGACCATGATGCCAGGCGATGATGAAGATGATCTCGAACAGTTAGAGGGCCCGCTCAATGAAGATGAAGAAGATGAAGGAAACGAAGGACCCGGCGGCGAAGGCGGACAAGAAAGCTTCGAAGACGAAGACCCCGATGCACCGGGACCGGACGAAGCCGAAGACGAGCCGCAACGGCCGAACCGCGTAGAGGTCCAGCCTTCTCAGCAGCGCCGGTCACAGACGCGTTGGCAAGCACGCGAGAAAGAGCTTGCGGAAACCCGTAGGCGGGCGGAAGAAGCAGAGGCTAGGGCAGCCCAGCTTGCGGCCCAACAGCAGCGGGAGCAAGCCCAGAGGCAACATGCGCAGCTTGCGGAACGGGAGCAGCGCCGGGCGGCGATGACACCTGAAGAGCGCACCGCCGATGAGCTGCAAGAGATTCGCGCGCAGATGAATTTTCAGCGCGATATGGATGCCTTCTACCGCAACGATGCTGCAGACAAAGCACAGTATGACGCTAAGGCCACTGTAAATAAGGTTTACAAGCGGCATCAAGGTACGGTAGAGAAGAAATTGCAGCAAGCCCGCAACAATGGTTGGAACATTCCCAGGGAGCAGATACTCGCTAACGTGATCGGAGAAGAAGCTTTGAAAATGGCAGAACAGTCCAGCAAGCCCACTCCTACGCGTCGTAAGCCAGTCTCCAAACCTAGTAACTCGCGGGGTGACGGTGCCTCTACGCCAGGTCGCCGTAACTCTTCGTCAGATAAAGAAGCTCTTAAAAAGAGATTGGAAAACATACCCCTCTAGCGTAGTAGGATGGGGTTACAGGCAGGAGTAAGCTTGTGACCAATACTTCCACTAATTTCAGTAGCGACATTCAATCTTATATCGCAACTGAAACCCTTCCTCTTGTCCGGCGTCAGCTTGTTGTCTATCGTTTGGGCGATCCGCTTACGTTGCCTAAAGGTAGTGGCAACACTTACACGGCTACCCGGTTCAACCGTGTTCCGCTGCCTTACCAGCCACTTACCGAGGGTTCGCCACCTCCAGGCGAGTTAATGACGTTGGCCCAGGTGACGGCTACTGCCCAGCAGTGGGGCGATCAAATCATCATTACTGATGTTGCTGAGTTGACGATCAAGCATCCTCTGTTCAAGAAGGCTATCGAGCTAACTGCTCTCCAGGTCTCTGAGACTCTTGAGCGTAATTGCTTCAATGCGATTATGGCCGGAACACAGGTTGACTACATCGGTGCTGGTGGCTCGCGTGCTAGCCTCGCCTCCGGTAACGTCCTTACAGGTCAGGCATTCAACCGTATTTTTGCTCAGCTTGTAGCCTTGGGTGCTCCGCGCTTCAATGGCGACGAGATGACGGACATCGTGCTTGACGCCGAGGGCGGCGGAGCTAAAGCCTCCGATAGTCCTCGTGGCATGCCTCACTATGTCTGTGTGATGCACCCCTTCGTCATGGCTGACTTGTACGCGGATACGACGATCACTAACGCCCTTTCTTATAGTGACATTAACCGTCTCTATAACTATGAGTTTGGCGAATGGCGCGGCATCCGCATGTGCGTGTCCAACATGGTGCCTTTCTGGACAGGCTATGCGGCTGTAACTCCTTCCTCCGTTGGTAGCGGCGGAACCCTAAGCGGCACGTATGCGGTCCAGGTTACTGGTTCCGATACACAGAATCAGTATGAGTCCTATGTAGCAGTAGTGTCTACTGGTAACTCTATCACTGGTTCATTTACCATTACCACTCCTAACGTCCCCGGATATACGTTTAACGTGTACGTGAGCGCGGCGAGTAGTTCTGTACCTACATACCTTGGGCTCTGCACATCTGGACCTAGCCAGGGACCATTCACGGGCCAAGCTATTCAGCTTCCCGCTAACACGACTGTTACCATTACGGGGCTTGGGCTCGCACAGGTTCCGCCTGCCTTCCCAGGTAACACAACCGGGCTCACGGTCTACCCAACGTTCGTGTTCGCACGGGGTGCCTACGGTCAGGTTGTTCTTGACGATGTTAGCTTTAGCTATCTCAAGGATGCCGACAAGTCCGATCCTCTCAATCAGAAAAGGCAGTTGGGTTGGAAAACCTACTATGGTACGCTCATCGAAAACCAGGACTTCTTTGGGCGTATTGAGTCTGTCTCTGCTTATGGAGCAGTGTTCAAGTAGTCTTGTGGGGGGCTAATGCCCCCCTAACCTTTAAGGTGCAATATGGTTGCTCGTCGCCACGACACTTACGCTAAGCTCTCTAGGAAGGAGATAACCGTTGCTCCTTCCCTAGACGATAGTTCATACGATGGTCTTCTTTCTTCAGAGGAGCGGGCAGAACTTATTTCGGAGATCGAAGATGAGATACACGCGGAAGAAGCAAAGAAGGCTAAGGTTGAGTTTAAAGACAAAGCTCGAACCGCTATTCGTATTCAGAAAGGACTAGAAGAGGAGCAAGTTACTTTCCTCATAGACCTTCCTGGACACTCGAATAGGATAAGGATAGACAATCAGTATTACTATCACGGCTTCACCTATACTCGTCCCTATTCCGTTGCGCAAACTGTGTTCAACATGATGGACCAAGCATGGCGGCATGAGGAAACCGTAGGCGGGGCGAACAAAGATGCCTATCGGAAACCAAGGCACACTGGTTTGTCTGCAACACGCGGTGTTACAAATGCACCGACGCCGCAAGAAGTCCTTAGCCCAATGTCTGCGGGCCGTGCGGGGCCAGCCGTGAAAATGACAACCTCTACTAACATAGGACAGAAGCCGCTATGACGATACAGAAGCCGCAAGTAAAACAGGTAAGAGACGTTAAAGCTCCGGGTTCTTCAACTCCTCAGGTTGTAGAGCCGGGGGTGACTTATGCCTTCAACATCGTTCTTGATAAAGTTGGGAGCACGGCTGTTGCCCAGTTCCACCTTCCTTTGAACATGTCTGTAGAAACTATGCAGGCATATACTAAGAAGGCCCTTGAAGTTATCGAGATGCAGCAGCTTAGGTTTGATGCTCAGAAGCTTAAGGTTGAGATCAAACTTTCCGCTGTAATGCTGGATCAAATCAAACAAGAGTTTGAGGAAGTACGTAGCAAGAATGAGAAAGAGGCTAGGTTGTCTGGTAATGGCAAGGTAGCTAAGCCCCTTAATCAGCAGCTTGTGGCTATGGACAATAACTATCGGCAGTCGCAACGTAGGCATGACGCCATGATTGCCGATCTGACTCAGATGGAAAAGAAACTTGGCACAGTCAGCAGCAACCCTAATTAACTTAGCTTGCTCTATCGCCAAAACGCCCGGCATGTTAACTCAGGCCGGGCAGTTCATGAACATTATTCTTGAAGAGCTTTCGCTTATCAAAGACCTCGAAATTAATCGAGGTCTTTGGTCTGTCAATACTGGGGCTCCTAGCGGATATCTTACTACCTCTGGCATTGCGTATTACAATCTTGCTACCGATCATCTACGGGTTTTAGAGGATGAATGTTTTTATTTGGTTGAGGGGGTGCCTTACACCCTTATCCAGAAACAACTTAGTGACTTCGATCAGCTCATAACGACTACAGGCTTCAATGCTCAGATGTTATTTTATGCGGTTGACGATAGTACGACCCCTTCCCAGATTGTTTTTTGGCCCCCGCCTAATGCCTCCTATACTGTTTTTATTCGGTATGAGAAGCTAGTGGCGGATATGTCCAGCCCACAAACTTCTTCCTCCGTTCCTAGATTTCCCCTACAGCAATATCTTATTTGGGAAGTTGCTGCTAGGATGATGGATATTTCAGACGACGATAGGGTGAACAATTTCCACAAAAGGGCTGCGGAGCTTCTTCGTAAATGGGAGATTATGCAGCGGGATATGGAAAGTACGGTTCTTAGGGTTAAATTGGATAGGAATAGGTTCTCTACTCCTTGGGACTTGCTCAAGAACACTAAAGAAGTCGGGTTCTAAATATGGATTACTTCGAACTGAAGGACCTGGAAGACTACCTCATAGGATGGTAAAGCCTTGGCGTTACGGAAGTCCATACCAGTTAGTTGGAAGCCTGAGGGCCTAAGCGAAGCTCCTAGTATGGACTTGGGCTTTCCCGGCTGCATGTCTTCTCTCCAAAACTTGATCCCCGATCCTGGTTCAAACGGCCTGTGGCAATGCCGCCCCGCTGATGTGAGGCTAACCAATTTTACAGGGTTCAATACTCCCGGTTTTATTTCTTGCCTTTTAGTTGTGGGAACTAGAATTTATGGCATGATAGCTTCCGCTGCTAATACTGGGCACGACGAACCCTTTGTTTACGATACAACTTCAAGCACATTCATAGCTATAACGGGTGCTACAGCCGCAAATACGCCAACTTCTCCCGCTACCTCCGGGGCGTGGACCCCTCCGGTAATGTGTCTCGTGGGTGGAAAAATCTTGGTTGCTCATCCAGGGTTTAACCAAGCCGGGGGCTACTTCTTCGGCGTTCTCGATATCAATAACCCCGCTGCTCCTACATGGAGCGCGGGTACACTCACGGGTGCCGTAACCCTTCCGGCCCTACCTATTTCCATAGCTCAGTTTAGTGGTAGAGCCTACTATGCTGTTGAGAACGCTTTAGTTTTCTCGGATACAAATAATCCTATTAATTGCACCGCTGG